CAAAAGAGGATTTAGACAATTCATTTAATGCTGGAGTAAAAAAAGCACATACTGATTGGCAAAAAGATGAAAAGTATAAAGAATTCTTGGAGTGGAAAAAAACAAATCAAAGTGATAAAGAAAAGTACAACGAATTAATAACTGATTATGGACAAAAAGTTGAAGAATTAAATCAATTAAAATCATTATTAAAAGTAAAAGATAGTGATGTAAAGAAAGAATTTCAAAAATTTGTATCTAGTGAGGTTATGAATTTAGTTGATGACAAAACTGACTTTGATACAGCACTAAAAAACTATAAAAGAGATAATCCACAATATTTTGGTGAGGTAGTAGTAAAAAAAGTGCAAAGTTCACCAATATTATCAAATGGTGGAACAAAAACAAATACCACAAATGATATTATGAATGATATTTTGCGTGGTGCAAGAAATTAATAAGAAAAGGAGAAATAAAAAATGGCAGGAATTGTTAGAAATGATGTTGATACTCTAATTGAAACACAAGTAGCTAGTGAAATATTTGAGGGAACAATTAGACAATCAAAAGCATTAAGTATGTTTAAAAGACTACCTAATGCAACAAGTGATAAAACAAAATTAAGAGTGTTAGATACACTACCAGTATCATACTTTGTAGATGAAAGCACAAACAATGGTAGAAAAAATATTACAAGACAAGCATGGGATAAGAAATTTATTAATATTGCTGAATTAGCAGTAATTGTACCAATTAAAGAAAACTTATTAAATGATAGTTCAGTTGATATTTGGGGTCAAGTAAGACCAAGAATTGAAGAAGCATTTGCAAGAAAAATTGATGATGCAATGTTCTTTGGAACTGATAAACCAACTGAATGGAGAGCAGGTTTAGTGCCATCTATTACATCAGTTGGTGCAGAAGTAAATGAAACATCAAATGGATTATATAGTGATATTAATGATGTTATGACAAAAGTTGAAGAAAGTGGTTATAATGTTAATGCATTATTAGGTGGAGTAGGTCTAAAAGGTAAATTTAGAATGATGGTAGATAAAAATGGTCAACCATTAAATACAACTGAAATTGGTTCATTAAAAAGAGAATTTATGGACAATGGTGTATGGGATAAATCTAAATCTATCTTAATAGCAGGTGACTTTAATCAAGCAGTATATCAAATTAGACAAGATGTCACTTATAAATTATTAGACCAAGCAGTAATTCAAGACCCATCAACAGGAGAAATCTTATACAATTTAGCACAAGAGGATATGGTTGCTTTGCGTGTCACAATGAGATTAGGTTGGGAAATTCCAAACCCTGTAAATGCTGAAAATGAAACTGATACTCGTTTCCCATTTGCAAGTTTAAAACCACAAGGTTCAGTAAGTTTATAATATAAAGGAGGCATTTTATGACATTTGAAGGACAATACCTAACATATGCAGAATATCAAGAATTAGGTGGTTCTGCAATTGGCTTAATGCCTTTTAACTTGCTTGAATATGAGGCAAGAAAAAGAATAGATTTGAGAACTCATAAAAGACTAGTAGGGCAAGAAATACCAAATGATGTTAAAATATGTATTATTCATTTAATAGATACATTAAAATTATATGTTAATGAAAATAATAGAAATTTAGATAGTGAAAGTGTAGGTAGTTATTCAGTGAATTATGCAAATGACATAAAACAAGTAATTGCAAACAAAAACAATGAAATAGATGATATTATTTTGAATGATTTATATGGTATTATAGTTAATGGTGAACATCTTATTTATAATGGGGTGTAATTATGATGACTAATACAAAAATGACAATTTATAACAAATATATAGATACATTAACACACAAACAACTATTTAAAAAAAATATAATAGATAATGTATTTTGGGATGATAGTTTAGGTGTAAACTTAAATATGGGATATGAAAATGCTGATAAAGTAAATATTTATATACCTTATGATAAAAATGATTTATCTTCCTATAAAGACCCAAATAAATATAATGGAGATGGATGGACATTGCAAAATGGTGATTTTATTGTAAAAGGTGAAATGGATATTGATGAGATAAATGGGATAAAAGATTTATCTCAATATGAGGCATTTACTATAACATTGGTAGATAATAAAGACTTTGGTAGTGATAATATGAAACATTTTGAAATTAGAGGAAATTAATGGAAATAAAATATTCATTGAAAGACTTTAATAAAGGTAAGATAATAGACAAGTTTGGTATGCAAGATGGTGGTAAAGCAGAATTATTTTTAGCTAATACTTGTTTTAAAAGAATGTCAAAATATGTACCAAAAGACACAGGTGCTTTAATGACCACAACAACAATTAGGGCAGGTAGTGTCACATATGAACAACCTTATGCAAGAAAACAATTTTATACCAATAAAGGTAAGGGTCGTAGAGGCAAAAGGTGGGATTTGGCAATGAAAAATAATGAAAAACATATAGTTGCAAAAGAAGTTGAAAATTATGTAAAAATGTTGAAAGGAAATAAATAATATGGTTGAGGAATTAAAAAAATACTTTATGGAAAATGTCACACTTGCTGAAGAATTTAAAAGAATATTAATAGACTTTTTAGGTGATGATGCAACCGACTACACAATAGAAACAATACCTATTGACCCTATATTAAAAGAATACACTGATGGTAGCTATTTAGGACAATTAACATTTCAATTTGGTAGTAGAGAATATTATGATGATAGTGATGAACAAAATGCTAAAAATTTAGAATTTTATGAAAATTTTCAAAAACAAATAGAATATAATAATAAACATCATATATTGCCTAATATAGATGGTATTCAAAGTATAGAATGTTTAAGCAATGGAACAATACAAGATGTAGAAAATAAAACTGCAAAATATATTATACAAATGAGAATAACATATTTTAGAGATAATAATGATGATAGTTATATAAGTTTATGAAAGGAGAAAAAATATGCCAGATAGAACATTAGTAAAAAGAAGTGATAAGGTTTCATTTTTTGGTAATATGAGTACTGGAACTGAAACATTTAATCGTATGCGTGGATTTACAACAATGACAAACACTAAAAACGCAACTGAATACACAAGAAGATATGTTGATGAAGAATATGATACTACTGATGTCACAGGATATTCACCAAGTATTGAATTTGGATTTGACCAATATAGTGGTGATGCAGTTCATACTGAAATAGTAGAAATACTTGATGGAGAATTAACAGGTACTGATGCAAGAAGAAACATAGTGACTGTAGATTTTTCAAATTCAACAGGAACAAATGAATACAAAGCAATAAAAAGAGAATACTCAATTATTGGTGATACTGAAGGAGATAATATGGATGCGTACACATATAGTGGAACATTTAGGGCTTCAGGAAAAAGAATAACTGGAAAAGCAACAATGAATTCTGATAATTCAGTAGCAACATTCACACCTGATGGGGTAAGTTTATAATAAAGAAAGGTAGGTAGTTATGACTATTAATGGAGTAGAATTTGATATAGATTTTACTGATGCAGACTTTGTTGAAAGATATGAAAATAAAATTAATGATGTAAATAAAGATATAGAGGAATTAAGAAATAAAACTATATCACCAGCCGAAGGCATAAGGCAGGAATGTAAGATAATAAAAGAATTTCTTGATTATGTCATAGGAGAAGGCACAAGTGAGAAGATATTTGGAGATAAAGATAGTTTAAAATTATGTGTTAAAGCTTTTGAGGACATAATAAACGAAGTAGATAGACAACGTGAAGAAATGCAAGAAACAATAAAAAAGTACAGTCCTGAAAGAATTGCACGATGAATATATTGGTAGATAAACTACCTACAGAATATAAAGGACTTAAAATTGAAACTAATTTTAGGTCTTTTATTTTATTTGAGTTATTAATGCAAGATAGAAAATTAAAAGATGAAGAAAAAATATATTTAGCATTAAAACTATTTTATAAAGAAACACCAAAAGATATGCAAAAGGCAATAGAAGGAATATTATGGTTTTATAGGGGAGGAAAACAGGACAAAAAAGAAAAAAATCAAGGAAAAAGTGAAAAAAAAGCCATATATTCTTTTGAATATGATGCAGAATTGATTTATTCGGCATTTAAACACGATTATGGGCTTGATTTAAATGAAATTGAATATTTACATTGGTTTAAGTTTAAATCGTTATTTGGGGGTTTAAATGAACAAAATAAGATATGTAAATATATGGAATATAGAGCAATAAATTTAAACAAGATAAAAGATAAAGACACTAGGAATAAATATAAAAAGTTAAAACAATTGTGTGCATTGCCTGATGAAAGAACTGAAGAAGAAAAACAAAAAGATTTTGCCGAAGCATTTTGGTAGAAAGGAGAACAATATGAAATTAGATATACAACTATTTGCTGATGGAAAAGTCACTATTGATACTGATTTAAATACCAAAAACTTTGAAAATGGATTAAATAGGATGCAAAGTGCAACGCAAAAAGCTGGTAGTACAATAAAAAATATTGTTGTTGGTTTGGGTATAACAAAATTAATAAGTAGTGCTATGAACCAAATAACACAATCAATAGATGGTGCAATATCAAGATATGACACTTTAAATAACTTTCCAAAAGTAATGTCTAATTTGGGAATAGCAAGTGAAGAAGCTGATGCATCTATTAAAAAAATGAGTGAAAGACTAGCAGGGTTGCCAACAACATTAGATGAAGGTGCTAGGGCAGTACAAAGATTTACAAGTGCTAATGGTGATGTAGAAAAATCAACTGATTTATTTTTAGCATTAAATAATGCAATATTGGCTGGAGGTGCTGGAACTGAAATACAAGCAAATGCATTGGAACAATTAAGTCAAGCTTATGCAAAAGGTAAACCTGATATGATGGAATGGAGAACAGCCATGACTGCTATGCCAGCTCAATTAAAACAAGTGGCAAAGGCAATGGGTTATGTAAGTGCAGATGAATTAGGTCAAGATTTAAGAGAAGGTGCAGTATCTATGGATGAATTCATGGATACTATCGTAAGACTTAATGAAGAAGGTCTTGAAGGATTTCAAAATTTTGAACAACAAGCAAGAAATGCAACAGGTGGAATTAAGACTGCAATAACAGTGGCAAAAACACAAGTAGTCAAAGGTGTTGCCGATATCATACAAGCATTAAACACAAGAATGGAAGACACAGGATTAGGAACATTATCGGAATTTATAGGTAATGTTGGAAAAAAATCAAAAGTAGCATTAGATGAATTAGCAAAATTAATAAGTGGTGAATTAAGCTTATTTGATTTTGGTCAAGAAATTGCTGATATGATAAATAACATGATAGTAAAATTTAATGAGCATTTTCCTGAAATATTTAATACAGGTGTAGATTTGTTATTAGAATTTGCAAGAGGTTTAGCAAATGAAGAAAATATAAATGAATTAATAACAAATACATCTAATATGATACAAACAATAATTGATACTATAACTAATAGATTGCCAGATGTTTTAGTTGCTGGTGCTGAGGTTATAACAAACCTAATAACAGGAATAGCAAACGAACTACCAAACTTAATAGAAAAATTAAGTGAGGTAAATGACAAGATGTTAGAAACTATAACTAGTGATGAGTTTATGGACAAACTATTCCAAGCAGGAGGAAAAATACTTGTAGCACTAGCAGTAGGAATAGTAAAAGCAACACCACACGTAATACAGGGCATAGGGCAATTAAAAGCAAGAATGCAAGAAGAAGTTATGCATTTACCAGAAACATTTATGAGAATTGGTGCTGATATTATTATAGGCTTGTGGGAAGGTGTTAAATCACAAATAGGTGGCTTTTCTAAAAAGTTCGAGGGGTCTATGGATGATTTGGTTAGCAAGATTAAGAAAAAATTACAAATTGCATCACCTTCAAAAGTGTTTAGAGATGAGATAGGTGCAATGATGGGAGAAGGACTTGCAATTGGTTTTGAGGATAGCATTAAAAATGCATATAGAGATATGCAACACGCAATAGATGTAGAACAAGGCAAATTATTAGCAAATGTAGAAACAGGAAAAGTATTTAATACATTACAAAACGCAACACCTATTACAATAAATATAAATAGTGATGTTGAAATGGATGGACAAAAAGTAGGTAGAATAGTGACACCAGTTGTGACAAGAACAATAAAAAATGGTGGAGGGTTATAATGATTAGATTAAAAGTAAAAAATAATTATTTTAAAGTATTATATGATTATAGAGTTAGTAGTTCTAGTCGTGAGGTAAAGTTTAGTTCACTAACTCTTGACTTCACCAATAAAACAATTGCAGATTTGCCATTAAAATATCAAGAGGTACAATTATTAGAATTAAATGATGATTATTCGGTTGAAAATGTGATATATACAGGGTTTGTAAATAACTTTATATTGCCAAAAATGAAAAACGCACAAGAATATAGAGAATTAGAAATAGATTTGTTAAGTCCACTTGCAATGGCAACAATAAGAACAACAGATGCAGTTGGAACATATAATTTGCAACCATTGATAAAAGAAATAATACAACCCTTAATAAATGATGGATTTTTATTAAAAGAATTTAATATAACAAATAATCAAGCAACAATAAATTTTATGGCTGAAACTGTTGAAAGTGCATTAAATAAGTTATCAAACAAATATAATTTTTGGTGGTATATAGATGAAAACAAAAACATTTATATAAATAGTATTTCTTATTTAATGAGTTTAAAAGCAAAACTAACTTACAATGATAAATTAGATGGATTAATAGATTTTATACCAAGTATAGATGCAACTGATTATTGTAATACAATAACATTTACTAATGTTAGACTATATCAAAGTTCAATAGATGAAAAATATGAAAATATGTATGATGAAGAAGGTAAAAGCTATCATACTAATTCATATCCATTATTTATAAAAGATTATATTTATCAAGGTGATAAAATAGAGTTTAATTATCCTATTGATATATCATTAAAAGGTTATGAAAGAGTAGAAAATGTCAATGGTATGTTAGGTGGTAGTGCTAAAAACTTTTTAATATCAGGAAAAGTAAATAATCAATATTTTAATTTAGTAATTACAAAAAGCAATGAAACAGGTCAAATGATAATTCCTGCAAGTGTTTCCATAGATGATACATATAGTGATATAAATACATGGGTATTAGTAAGAGATGTATTTTTTAAAAACTTAATTGTGGGATTACAATATAATGGTACAGATACCATTGATTTATCAGGGGTATCAAGTTCAACAGCATTAATTTGGACAAAAGTAAAATATTATGACAATTTAGAAATAAATAAAAATAAAGGAATAATAAGCAATACTGGGATAGTAGAAAAACAAATAGATATGAATGAACAATGGAAAACAATAATTGAATTAAAAGATATAGCAAATTCATATATAGGAAAAAGTGAAGCAAGAGTAGAACAAATAAAAATAAAGGTTGATAAGAACTTGAATTTAAATATAGGTGATTTAGTTGATATAGATAAAGAGGAATTTTTAACAAAAGATAAATATATTATTACTGATAA